GAGAAACAAGAACTGGTTTGATCAAGTTCCTCCTAAAGAATTAGATACTGTTATTGAACAGTTGACTAAAGAGTTTACTGATGCAGAGAATGCTATTCATGCTAGAAACCTAAGATTTACTGAAACTCTAAAAGAAACTAAGAAACTAAAACCTCATTTCTTACGTCCATTAGTTGATGCTTATGCTCATACTAACGGAGATGTAGATACTCTAATTAAACTTAATAAATGGGCTGCTCAACAAGTCTCACCTATGGGTATGATAAAGAGTCCAGATCCTAAAGAAATGAACCTCTTTGCTAAGAGTGCTTGGAGTGTTGTCATGAACAACGTACTAAGTGGTCTATCAGCATTCAGAGCTGGAGTTGGTAACACATATGCTTTAGTTATGAAACCTATTACAGCTGTACTAGGTCATGGTATATGGGGTACAACTGATGGTTTTGAAGGATTAAAGAGAACTGTTTATACATACGGATCAATCTACGAAACTAATCGTCGTGCTTTACATGATGGTTTCCAGATGATGAAGAAAGCTCATAAAGATCCAGAAATGATGATCAAAGCTTATCGTAAGGATTTTACATTCCAAGCTGATAAGAAGTGGGATATTATGGAGCAGATGAGAGGTGCTTGGGAAACAGAAGGTAACTATGGTAAGGTTATGCAGTTTGATGCTGCTAGTCTTTTAAGAGATTTAGGTCGTCACCCAGCTATGCGTTACGGTATGACTGGTCTAGTATTCCCAGATGCTTATACATCAACTATGCTAGCTCATTGGTTATCTAGGGTTAAAGCTTATGATGATGTATTTAGTGAATTTGGATTTGCTGATTGGACTAAGATTCATGCAGCAGAAGCTCAACACTATAAGAACTTCTTTGATTCTAATGGTGTAATAAAAGATGATGTATTAAGATCAATAGCTGGAGAAATTCAACTTAACTTAGATGATGGATTAGCTAACTGGTTAAATAAAGGTACCAACGCTTATCCTATTACTAAGTTCCTAGCTATGTTCCCTAGAACATCAAGTAACTATATTAAAGCTTCAGCCTCTTGGACTCCATTAAGTCTAATACCTGGATTTAATAAATATAGTAAAACTATCTATGCTAGAACTCAAGATGATATAGCACAAGCTTTAGCTGAACATGGTATAGACATGGCTACTACTCCTAATGCTAGAGTTATATTTGAAAACCTTAGAGCTGAGTATACAGGTAGATTAGCTTTCAGTACACTTTTAGTAGGTACCTTACATCAATATGCAATGGGAGGTAACATAAGAGGTAATGGAAACTATAATGCTTCACGTAGAAAGAAAGAACGTGATAACTTTGGATATGAACCTAAGACCATCAATATAGGTGGTAAGTGGGTTAGTTACAAAGGTCTATGGGGTATTGAACAGGTACTTAGTATCATAGGAGATATAGCATACTATTCTAAAGATCTAAATGAACCAGCAATGGCTAATTGGGAAGGTAAACTAGCTTGGACTTTAGCTTCTAGCTTTCTTAATGAAACTCCACTACAAGGTTTTGAACCACTAATCGCTGCTACTAATGGTGATATGACTGGTTGGAATAGGCTTATAGCTAATACTGCTAGATCATTCTTACCTCTATCTGGAGGAGCTGGTGTCTTAGCTAATGCTATAGATGGTGCTCAAAAGAACTTAGAAGGTGAAGTAACTGAATATATAGCTAATAGGCTACCTGGATTTAAAAATCAATTACCAGATCAAATTGATCTTTGGACTAATACTGCTTTAAATGATGTAGATAATCCATTCCTTAGAATCTTGAATGCTATGAGTCCTATTAAGGTTAGTGGTACTAGAGAACCTTGGAGAGTATTTTTAGAACGGATACAGTATGATGGATTAAGCAGGTTAAAGAAAGATTCTACTGGATCTTACGATTATACACCAGATGAAGTTGAATGGATTATGAGAGATATAGCATCTAGATTACCTTATAAATTTGTTGAAAAGTTAATGAAAGATGAGTCTCTAACTAATTCAGTAGAGGATTTAGGTGCTCATAGAACTACTAATACAGATCTACAAAATGAGAAAGTAGTTCTTAAAAAGAAATACTTACCTATTTATAAAGCATTAGATGCGTTCCTTAGAAATGAACAGAAAATATCAGAACAGAATTTATTAGCTCAACGTCCTGATATAGCTGAGACTATTCAGAATCAACAGATGGTAAATTCACTAATGAAAAAGGGTGATGTAGAAGGTGCCGCACAGATACAAAAACGAGACTTAGAAACACAACAACTCCTACAAATGGCAAAATAAACAAACATTATGGCTGTTACAGAACAATCGTATACAGGTAATGGCTCCACCACCAATTACTCATTCACATTT